CTGCTATAACTTTTAAGGATGGGAATAGGTTTGCACCTTTCTCCTTAACACCGAAGGCATTCATAATCATGCTTGTTCGATGGTCGTCTCTCCACCCTACTGGCCTTCTCCTGAAGAACTCTATCCATTTCAAGAACTCTGTATAAGGCATATCTTCTTGAAGCTGGTATACAGGCATACCTAATGCATAGGCAAGCTCATATATAGACTCTTCAGAGGGTGTTAGTTTCCCGTTTCTTCATCACCTAAACCAGAGAAACCTAGAATTGCTGTTGACAACTCGTTAAGTTCTGCTATAGGAAATGTGTTGAAATCTTCATCTGAGATTTCTTCAGCGCCAATAGTGGCTAATCGAATTACATCACGAAGTAAGCCAAGTTGAGCGTCTTCGCCCTTGGCTTTAGTTGCTTTGTTAACCATCTTCTGAACATCCATAACTTCAGCTACAGATAGTTTTCTAATTTCAACTTCGTCGCCCATAAATGGGACTTTTTTCTTAATTACTTTTCCTACTAAATGTTTCATAACATCTCTCTTTATAATTTATAATTTATCTTTTTCATTAAACAGTTCTGAATTGTTAGCTTGAAAATCGTCAAGCATCTTCCTAACTGTGTGCAATACTGATAGTGTTTCCATAATCTCACGTCCCGCCTTTGACTCATTATCAAAGTCTTTGAATCGTTCAAAAGATTTACGGATACTAATGTCTACGCTTCTCCTCATGTGTCTAAATGTAGTACGCATAACGAAAGCCTTACTAAATGGTTTTTCCATTGTATCTCTCTGATAGGTCGGAGGTCCCTGTTAAGGAACCCCCTTAATTGATATTACAGTGTAGCTGGTCCGAAGAAATCAGATTGTGCTGACAAAGTAACTGTCGCAGTTGTTGCGTCTGTTAACGCAGGGTTAACCAAGATAGCTTCAATTTTTCCTGAGAAATAGAACTCTGTGTTCTCTGGAGTAATTGTTGAATCTGCACCTTCGTCTTCAGTAATAGCAGAACTTGCCATCATGAAGCGGAAGATACAAGGTGTACCGATTAGGTCGTGAATTGCTGACATGTCGCCCGCATTGTAGTTTACAGTAACTTCTAATGAAGGGGCGTCTGCTTGACCTTGAACCTGTGAAGATGTCTTTTGACCGTAAACAGGAACGTTAACGATGTTAGCTGGTGTACCAACTGATGGGAATTCGCGAACTGAAGGCATACGTAGGTGGTCTGCGTCTGCAGTTCCCGGCGTAGAGCCAACAAATAGAGCCGCACATTCTGCCGCTGTGTCTGTGTTTGCTGGGATTGTTCCCTTAAAGATGTCTAAGTATGTGAATACTCCTGCACCCAATGATGAAATATGTGCCATTTTTTATTCTCCGTAATGTGTAAATGGGATTATGTAAGATGCGCTATAAAGCGACTTATTGGAAGGGTCTAAACCCTCCACTGTTAAATATGATGTTCCTAGCTTTGTACCGTTAGATAGTGTTTTATTGTCGAGGATAGTGTCAAGTAAGTTGGCAATAGCCATTAGTCTTCCCTGACCGTCACCAGCCTTAACAAATATTTTTACTGCTACGAGACCTGTAATCTCTTTACTAACTCCATACGCATAGTTTTTACTAGATGATGGAAGTACGTTCATCAAGACGTATTCATTATTAGACTTCTTATTACCTAAGTAATTTGTAGGATAAGTCTTAATATTGTTTACTGTCCATGCTGATGAACCAAATACTGTTTCAACATCTCTAAGTATTAAGTCATACATTATAAAGTCTCCCTTGCCAATTTCAATGTTATTACAAAGCCATCGTCTTGAAAGTCTGTTATACTGTATACCGAAGTACCTATAGTTATAGTATCGTAACCATCAACAGCAACATTCGATTTCATCAGAGCTTTTGATTGAAAAGCTTCGTCAGAAGATTTGTTGGTTGTTTCTAGAAATACTTTAACTGTTTTACTAGTTGTAGTAGATACTGCTTGCCCTGTGGCAAAGTCATAACTACTTGCGTTTTTGTTGGATAAAGTTCCGGAGACCGCTAAGTCCCCGATAGCCGCAAAAGCCTTATCTACTGCCGCACTAACTTTAGCCTTAAGTGACATTAATTAGACCTCCACCAACTAGCTCCCTGACCTATTGAACCCTTAACAATTAAAGGTTTGATAGACTTGTTTGCTTGAGTTGACTTAATTGGAGTTCTAGTAACGTCATTATTGCTATCTGATATAGAGATTGACCCAACAGAAATACTTTCAAAAGTTTGAGTAGTACCCATTAGTAAATCTTCATTATCAATTAAGTGTAATGCTTGCTCGTAGACAGCCACTTTAACACGACTCGGTATCTCGGATTGAGTAAACGTAACCGACAAACCTAAACGGTTGTCTATATAAGTTGCATTTTTCCGAGGCCAAGCCAAAGCTTGTGAGGAACTAACAGCAGAACCAATCCAAGCGTGGTCATCAACAATCTGTGTTGCTGTAACCAAAGCCTGTTCTCGAATCTCGTCTGTAGCGTTAAACCAGTTAGCACTATCAATACGAGTTTCCAAGTAGCCATCAGCATCTGCAATTTCTACATAGCTGTTCGTATTAAGAACTAGAGCCATTAGTTCCTCCTTTTATTTATGCGTGGAAGATTGGTAAGATGCCTAAGTTTAAGCTATCCATTTTACGTGTGTAAGAACCACCAGCACCAAGAACTGCGTTTGAAGCGAATGCATTTGATGCACCAGCCCAGTCGTAGCCCATTGGATGGTTGATGTAACCCCAACGATACCAAACGTTAGTTGAACCGCCACCTAAGTAAGAAGCCGCCGCGCGGTCTACTTCTACTGGAGTTGGCATGTTGATAGCAGTTGCCGCAACAGAACCCGGCTTAATGATGTATGAACACTTAGTTGAAGAAGCATTTAAGTCTCCAGCAGAAGCTCCAGAAATCATTTGGTTAGCACGAGTCATAACTAGACGGAATTTTCCACCGAATACTGTTGAGAACTCAAGGTTTCCGTCAGTTACACGGTCTTCGTCTACTAGGTTAGCAGCACGCATTTCAGCCATTACTTCTGGTGAAGTTACCATGTACATATAATCTGGTTCGTAGTCTTTGAACGCCGCTCCAACAGAACGGAATAAACGCTCACCACGAGCCGCACCCATTGCAGATGAATCGAATAGTTTACGAGCGTCTGATGAGCCAGTTGCCGCTGCACCGTGTAGGCCAGCCGCGTTTACGTCTACGAAGAAGCCAGTGTTAGCCGCATCAACGTCTGTGTCAAAAGCGATAACGCCGCCGTTACCTGAACCACCTGCGTCGCCTAAAGCAACTTCTGAAAGTGTTACACCTTTAAGAACTGACAACAATGCGTCATGCTCGTCTTGTGCACGTACTTCAGCAAAGTCACGAGCGATTTTCGCTAGACCGTCTTGCTTTGATACTACTTCTTGCATGTTAACTTGTTCTGCACCGAATGTACGAACTGTTTTCACGAAGTTAGCAACGTCTGTTGCGATGTCTGTGTATGTACCATCTGTAGCTGAAGACAATGAAGCAACGTTCACTGTTGATGCTAATGGTTTGTACCATCTGAACTGACCTACGAAAGATTCGCCTGAAGCGTCAATTCTTTGGTCTGCGGCAACAATGCCTGTTCCGTTTAATTTCTTAGCGTTTGTATACGCCTCGTCTGAGTAAGCAGAGATTGCAAGAGCAATGTTCTGAAAATCTGTGTTTGTAATAGCCATTTTATTTTTCCTTATGTGCTAAATAATAGCGTTATTTTTTAGATATTAAAATTACCTAGTTTACCTTTTTGGGCAAGAGCTAGTATTTCTTGAGTTGACATTTCCGATATTGACTTAGAAACATCGGTTGAAGGCGCACCAGCCGGATTGCCTGTACCTGCACCAGTGTTAGATTTAACACGGAACAAGAATGAGTTATCTTCGGACTTAGAATAAGCTTCAACGTAGTCACGAATATTTGAACCTGTGGAGTGCACCCATGCACCCTCTTCATTTTGAACCAATTGGTCAACAATTTCTCTACGAGCCATGTCGCGAGATTTATCGTTGCGGAATTCCATGCCAGCGAGAGCATCGTTTAATACTCCATCACGCTTTAGCTGAGTTGTTTCTTTTGCGTAAACATCTAGCTTAGCCTTTGCTTCTGCGAGTTCCATTTCAAGAGCTTCTTGTAATTTGCCTTCTTCTTTCATTCGAGCTATTGTCTCTTCTTTTTGTTTGGACTCTAGTTCGACTTTAAGTTTAAGTGCTTCATCACGCTCACTAGCCATACGGTCCATGTTAGCTTTCATCTTAGCCAAT